AACAAGTCTGCTGGAGACAAGGTTAAAAAGTTCCTTTCTGCACTTGTTCCGAAGTGCGATGGCAACACAATCGAGCAGGTTGCTTTGCAGGCAAAGTATAAGGAAGGTTACGAATTTGCGTTATCGCAGATCGACTTTCTTTTGAACTTTGATGATAAGGAAGAAGACCCGTCTAGCGGCAAATTTACCGATATGTAATTATGAGTGCAGAAATTAAACCTCGCTTCAGCAAAACAATTGTAAACCCTGCAACAGGTCGAAAAAAAACAATTGAATACGGGCAGGCAGGCAAAGCTAAAGATGGCAAGGATCGCATTCGCCCCGGCACAAAAAAAGGTGACGCATATTGCGCTCGTTCTGCAAAAATAAAGGGTGATTGGAAGAATGACCCTAATAGCCCGAACAGGCTTTCTCGGAAAAAATGGAAATGCAAGGGTAGTAAATCGATGAAATAATATGGGCGGAAGTGCAACTTATAAAGGATTCCCTACGAAACATCCATCTGTAAAAAATCCAGATGGGAGCGAAAGCAATGTAAAGCTGGGAACATTCGGAATTGATGACAGGCAGTATGTCATCCCAACAATGGTAGAAGGAAAACAATTATCAGACAGAGATGCATTTAATACTGCAAAACAATATGGGATTGATAAATACCCATCATTCAAAACAGTATCGCAAGCAGATGAGTGGGCAAAACGATATCATGGCAAAGTAAACGCAGAAGGTAAAATCAACTACTAAAAGTAGAAAATAGTAATAAATAAATATATGGAAAACGAAAACGAAAACGAAACAATTGAACCAAATGTAGCCTCTGGATTTGGAGAACCAAAACTTGATGCTGATCCCCTTGATCCAGATGTCGATGTAGCTTTGGATCGACTGCTTGACGAGGCAGAAGGCATTGCCGAGCCAGAGCAAATTAATGAACCAACTGAAACAGAACCTAGTGATCCTGTCGAGGAGATTGCTGAAGAGGTTCCTGAAGTGGTTGATCCAGTAGAAGAGACTACTGAAACCGAATCACATGAGCCAGAGTCAGAGCTTGACCCTGAAATTGCCGCAATCGAGCGTCCTCGCAATCTCTCGGAGAAAAACCAAAGCAATTGGCGCAAACTACAAGAAACTGCATCGAGCTACAAAAAGCAGGCTGAAGAAGCGGCGCAATTGCGGCAGAAACTAGACGAGGCGCAACAGCAGGTAAAAAATCCTGAAGACTATGATGAATTGCGCCGATTCCGAGCAATTTTCGACATCCAAAACGATCCAGAATTTCGCTCGAAATTTGAAAAGCCCATCTCGGATGCCAAAGAGAACATCTACCGCATTCTAAAAGCCAATGGAGCCTCGGACGAGGTCATTAAAAGCATCGAGGAGAATGGTGGACCTGACAAGATCGACTCCAAATGGTGGAAGACAAATGCAATTGACAAATTGCCATTGACTGAATCGGAGAGGTTGAAACGCAATTTAGTTGATGTAGTTGAGCTAAAAGAGAAGCAACAATTTGAGATCGAGAATGCGTCTAAAAATGCCGATCAATACTATCAACAAAAAGCGCAACAGAACGAGGAGTGGTATCACAGCACAACTAACGAAATTGATACCTACATGGATCAGGTAACAAAGGAATTGCCTTGGGCGCGATTCAAGGAAGCACCCAGCAATGCTACTCCTGATCAAATTCGCGAAGTAGAACAGCACAATGCGGCAGTTGGTAGCCTCGCAGAAAAATTTAATTCTGCGCTTTGGCCAACATCCGCTCAAGATCGCGCAAATGTTGCGGCGGCGGCAGTTTTTAGCCATGTTTTGACAGAGCAATTGCGCGTTGAACAATCATCCAAGGTTAAAATGAGTGAACAACTCAAAAAATTGACCGAGGAGAATAATCGACTGAAATCCGCAGGCAAATTGCCTCGCCAAAATGTAAGTTCACCGAATCGAGTGTCTAATAGCCTCGGAGATCGGTTGAAGATGTCATCCTCTGACGCAATCGACGCAGGATTAGACGAAGCACTAGGCTAATTTTTTGATGCGTAGTGGCGAAATGGCAGACGCATCGGACTTAAAATCCGATTTTGTGAAAACAAAGTGCGGGTTCAAGTCCCGCCTACGCAATTAACATAAAAAATATTACTTAATAAATAAATATGGAAAAATTATCACCACTTGAACAAAATGCGGCGAAACAACTAGAGTCATTTGACCCATTTGCCAACCTTCCAATCCCCGGATTTTCTTTGAAAAAGTATGAGAGAGACAAGGCAAAAGAAGCTGAAGCGAAAAAACAAGCAGAACCACCCAAAAAAGAAGAACCTGTGAAAAAAACACAAAAAGAAAAAAAGCCTGCTCGCAAAGCAAAGTTGGAATCTGTCCTTCCTCCAGAACCAGAAAACATCAAGGCTGAATCGCAAGATAATCCGATTATTGAATCGCGAAATCCCGAAGGAATGCCTAGCTATCGATGTGAGTTTGCGGGTAGAGATATCTTTGTTGGATTGCTTTCCTACAAGACCACAAATCCAATAACCACAATGGTTATGACAGCACTTGCTCTTGATTTTGGACGAGACAAAATCCGTTTCGATCTTGAGTTGGGAAATTCCATGATTTATCAAGCGCGAAATCGTCTTGCCGCAAAGTTTCTTGAAACGGATGCGCGATGGATGCTCATGCTAGACGATGATATGATCCCTTGCATCGGGCGACCATCATGGATGAGGCATTGGGTTACTTCCGCTCGCAATGTGCTGGATTTGCCTCTCCAGAGGCACATCATACATAAGCTAGTTGGAGACAATAAAAACATCGTTGGCGCGGCTTATTTCGAGCGCAGAGAAGGTGCTGGATTAGTTTGCTCTGATCAGTCCCTAGTGCCTCGCGCAAAAAACTACGAAGATGCCGTTGTAGAGGTTGATTGGTTAGGCACAGGAGCAATGCTAGTTCACCGCCGAGTATTTGAAGATATTGCTAAAACTTATCCAGAAATTGATGGAAACTTCTTCCATCCGATTGATGGGAAAACTGGCGAAGATATTTCGTTTTGCATTCGCGCTAAAAAAGCGGGTCATTCAACTTTTATCGATCTTTCCGTTCCAACATTTCATGTCGGATACAAGACATACTAATGAAAAATATCTACGCTTACTACGAGGCAATTCAGGCAAAAGATCAGGCTTTAGAATTCTCAAAAGCCAATCTCTGGAAAGACACTTGGACCCGTGCAGGATGGAATCCTGTAATGCTAAATTCTAGTCATTCACAAATCTCTCCGCAACGAATTAAAATTACTAAAAAACTGCTTCAGACCTATCCTTTGTTGAACAAAGAAAAGAACGAGTCACAAGAATTAATTCAGGCTAGATTCAATCGAATTTGTGCGCTCCATGCCGCAGGAGGAGGATGGATTAGCGACTACGATGTTTTGAATTATGGATTCACTCCATCGCTCGCTACTGCACACGAAGGAAATTCGTTTGTCATTGCTGGAAACCCAGCTTGCGTGATGTTTATTTCAAAAGAAATTTGTAATGCCGCAATGACAAAAATCTGGAACGGGGAATTAATTACAGACGATGGATTGATGCGCTACGAGGCAGATATCTTCAATCCATTTTTGAACCTAGACATAGATGCTTTGGAACACACAAAAGATTTTAATTTGATGAAAGAAAAATTTTCAAAAAAATTTACTAGTTCTATTTGACACTAAAAAAAAATAGTGTATTAGACAAAGCATACTGCGAAGTTCAGAAGCGTTATTCTGCGGTCAATGTGAAGACCATAAAAATCACAAATCAGGCCGAAAAAGCCCAGCGTAGCCGGGGCAAACAAGAAAAAAATTATTGTAATAATAATTACAAACTTGATTGCTCGTTGATTTTTATTATTAAAAAATACGGGTAAGTTCAAGCGAACAAACCAAACAAAATTAACCAATGAAAAAAATCAAAAATACAGTAATGGGCTTTTTGGCAATCGCATTTTCTTTTAGTGCTTTTGCTACAGAGATCACGCTAACGGGAGGAACTTTCAATGATGGGCCTTTTAAAGGAACATCCGTTTCAGCTTTTAAAGTTGATGACAATGAAGTGACCTTAACAGAATGGAACACGGCAACTACAAATGCAACTACACAGGGTTTTACAGATTTGTCTACACCAACTGCTGGTGGAGCAAACTTCCCAGTGGAGAATGTATCGTGGTACGATGCAGTCAAATGGTGCAACTTGGCGAGCATCAATGATGCGAAAACGCCAGTCTACCAGATTGCGTCTTTGCCTGTAACAATTACTCGTAACAGCACAACTGCAACAGTAACCACAACTAATGCTCATGGTCTATCCACAGGCAATAATGTGACTATTGCTGGGGCAACTCCTGCTGGTTACAATCTTACTACTGCAATCACAGTTGCAAGCGCAACTACATTTACTTACACAGTGAATGGATCGCTAACAACTCCTGCAACAGGCACAATCACTGCTGGCGTTATTTACAAAACGGGTGAACTCATCCCAATTGTGAATGCTGATGCTAATGGTTATCGACTTCCGACCGAAGTTGAGTGGAGATGGGCGGCAATTGGCGGAACTAGTCAAAGCACATTTGCATATTCAGGTAGTGATGTTGCAAATACTGTTGCTTGGTCTAGGACTAATAGCCCAACTGGAGCAAAAACAGTCAAAACATTAGCGGCAAATACAAAATCCATATATGATATGAGTGGTAATGTATTTGAATGGTGTTTCGATGAAGTTCCGGGCGTTGTCGGGCGTCGAGTTCTTGGAGGTGGATGGGTAGTAAATAGCGATAGTTGTCAAATCAGCATTCGCGGATATTCTGCTCCAACCCGAAAAGAACTTGGATTTGGATTCCGAATTTACAGAAATAACTAAAAAATAAAAATTAACAAAAATTAACCTTAAACTAGAAAACTAATAATATGTCAGATTGTATTTCACTCGCCGCAGTTCAAAACTTCGCGGCCAAAGATGTCAACCGAATCATCGGTCAAATTGGACGAGTTCTTGCTCGTAAATCCCCTTACATCAACTCGATTGATGGTGGCACTCTTCCGAATGTTTCGGATGTTGTTCGCTCGGTTGTTCAAGAGATGGCAGTTCCTACTGCTAGTCTCGCTGAGCCTAGCTTCGCGAACGACACTACCCTCTGTGGACAAGGAGCAACTCCTGATCAAGTTGGCTCGACTGAATATCAGTTCCAACTTCAGACCCTCCGTGGTGCTGGTCCTCGCGTCTGCGTGAAGACCTCCCGCACCGCTTTCAAGGGTTCTTACCTTCAAGCGCAGATTTCGTTGGAGAAGACCATTCTCCAGCTTATCAATGCCGATATTCGTTATCAGTATTTAATTCAATCTGGTATTAAGTATGTGTCCAACAGCACACAGACTTTCACCCAGAACTTGACTGGTGATATGCAAGCGATTAACACGAAGTTTGCTACTGGCATCCTTCCTGATTCGCCCATGAACTTCAAGACTCTCTATCGTATCGGAACCTTCCTCCGCGAAGAGATGCTTGCCGAGCCTTTTGGTTCCAAGGATGGCGAATTCTTCCAAGTTATGGCTTCCGCCGATCAGATCGAGGCTTTCCGCAACGATGCTGATGTCAAAGAAGACCTTGTCGCACTAACGACTGGTTCGTTTAAACTCGGCGAAGACTCTATCAAAGGATATCAGTTCTTTGGTTATCGTGGATTCGCATTCGGTATCGATCAGCAACCTCTTCGCGCCTCTGGCTACAATGTTTCTGGCGATTTGGCTCTTATTAACCCGATCACCTCGACTGCCGTTACCAATGGCTTCGCTCAACGCCGCAATCCTCAATGGGTTGCCGCCCAATACGAAGTCATGTTTGTCATCGCTGGCGAGGCTTTCAAGCGTCTTGTTCCAGAAACCTATACTGGCGAAGGAACTTTCCGTTTCGCTCCGCAACTTGCTATGGGTGAATTGGAATGGACTTATTTCCGCGATAACGACTGCAACTTGTATGGTGATTTTGGTCAGCACATCTACCAAATCTCCCGTGCTATTCAGCCGATTCGTCCGCAGAATGTGTGCGCTATCCTCTATAAGCGTTGTCCTTATGATGGTCTGCCACTTCCCTGCTCGACCTCGGTTGGTGGTCTGTAAGTGAATTGATAACGAGGGAATCAGATTAAGTTCTGGTTCCCTCTAATCAGTTTAACTTATTAATCCTATGGCAAACTTACCTCCTATCCTTGATACTGCCGATTTCAGGCATTTAGTTCTTGAAAATCTTAATATTTTAAAAGGTTTTCAAATTCCAGAATATGATGAACTAGCGTTGACATACTATGGATCAACGAATAACATTGCGACTGTTGTTTACAAAAAAGATTCTACATCTGTTGCTACGCTTACGCTGACTTATTCTGTTCAGCCTCCAGTTTCTAATGATGCAAACCTTGTTAATGTAGCAATATCTTAATATGGCACTTACATTTAATCCTTTTACTGGTAAACTTGATTTTACTGGCAGTCAATCGACCGCCGCAATCGGAGCGACAGGAGCGACAGGCCCAAGTGGTGGCCCGACAGGAGCTACCGGAATTCAAGGTAGCACAGGCGCGACAGGTTCTGGAAGCACTGGAGCAACTGGTTTAGTTGGCGCGACAGGTGCTACGGGATTAAGTGTTACTGGATCGACAGGAGCCACAGGAGTTGGATCGACTGGGGCTACAGGCGTTGCGGGTGGGCAAGGCTCCACAGGTGCTACAGGAATCGCTGGAACTGATGGCGCAACTGGTGCTACAGGAACCTCTGGTGGACAAGGAAGCACAGGAGCTACTGGAACAGCAGGAACAGACGGAGCCACGGGAGCGACAGGGGCAACTGGAATTTCTGGCATTGATGGAGCAACTGGTAGCACGGGAGCTACTGGAGTAGCTGGCAATGACGGAGCTACAGGAAGCACAGGCGCGACTGGGTTAAGTGGAAACGATGGTGCGACTGGAGCCACGGGTATTGCTGGCGATGTCGGAGCGACTGGGGCTACAGGCGTTGCGGGTGGGCAAGGCTCCACAGGTGCGACGGGTGTTTCTGGGAATGATGGTGCGACTGGGGCAACTGGTGCAACAGGGGTAGGTTCTGTTGGAGCAACTGGGGCTACTGGATTGCAAGGTGATGTTGGAGCAACTGGAGCGACAGGCGTTGCTGGCGCGGATGGGGCTACAGGTGCAACAGGTCTGGAAGGTTCAACTGGAGCGACTGGTATCCAAGGTGACATTGGTTCGACAGGGGCTACGGGTTTAATTGGAGATCAAGGTGCAACGGGCGCAACTGGAGTTCAAGGTAATATTGGTTCTACAGGAGCAACGGGTATTGCTGGCACGGATGGTGCGACTGGAGCGACCGGATTAAATGGCATTGATGGAGCCACTGGAGCAACGGGAGCTACTGGACTTGATGGAAGCACAGGAGCGACAGGAGCTACTGGCATCGGAGCCACCGGAGCTACTGGGCCTCAAGGCCCGCAGGGGTTTAGTTCTGGAGCAGTATATTATTTTAACCCATCTTCATCTTCAAGTATCCTTGGATATTATGAGATGAATAGAAATTTAGTAATTGGAGTTGGAACTACACTTACAGCAAGCGGAGCGGGAACCCAATTAGTTGGATCATTTGCAACAATCTCAAACGATCCAAATGTTACAACAATTACATCTGGCAACTGGAATTTTGAAACATTTGTTTCTATGAGTTCCAATGGTGGAACGCCTCAAATTTATGGTGAGGTTTACTATCGCAATCTTGCTGGAACAGAAACATTGATTGCAAGTAATATTTCTAATCCACATCCAATTACAGATGGAACTGTAAATGAATTGTATTTGTGGAGCATCCCAGTCCCAGCGACAAATATTTTAGCTACAGATCGAATTGTAGTTAAGTTTTACGCACTTGGTCTTGGTGGCAGAACAATGACAATGCACTTTGAGGATAGTAATATTGCACAAGTTGTTACTTCTTTATCTCCCGCATCGCAAGGTGCAACTGGGGCAACAGGTGCGACAGGCACTCAAGGTGATACAGGCGCGACAGGAGCCACGGGAGTTGCTGGTGTGGGCGGGGCTACAGGGGCTACTGGAATCGGCGCGACAGGGGCAACTGGATTGCAAGGCGCGACTGGATCAGGAGCAACGGGACTCACAGGTGCAACAGGAGCATTTTCGCCAGCAGGAGGAACAAGATGGGCATTTACAGGAAATGGAACACAAACTGTTTTCACAATTTCTGGAGCATTAACCAATGTTGCTACTGGCTATATCGTTTCAATCGATGGAGTTGTTCAAGACCCAAACAACTATACTATTAGCGGAACAACTTTTACAATGTCCTCCGCAATACCAAATGGTTCTGCTTTGGTTATTGTTGCAATAGGGGGAGCGCAGGGCGCAACTGGCTCAACTCCCGCAAACATTATTTTATCTAACACAACTGGTCTGACGCAAGCAACGCAACTAACCAACATTGTGCAAATTACGAGTTTTGGATATAGTCAAATTGCAACTCCTAACGCTAACACGCTTTACATAATCGTCGGATGAAATTAACCGATTCCAGTGCGGCAAATGTTGGTGCAACTGTTGTTAATGCGATTGCATCAATTGCAAATTCTCTGTATAATTTTCATGTTCTTGCAACTACTACAATTTCAAAAGTTATTAGCGGTGCGTTAGGTGTTGTTAAAACAGGAATTGGAACGCTAATTTTTTCAAATATAAACTCTTATAGCGGAACAACCACAGTAAATGCAGGAACGCTACGATTGCAAGCCGCCGCAACAGGTTTTTACAACACGAACCGCACTTACAATATCAACAACGGATCAGGGTTGGTTTTTGCTACTGGTGTTGCTACGAACCCTGTTCTACAAGGAACAATTATCAATTTTGACAGTAATGGAGGCGCGACGATTACATTGGATGCGATCAATGGATTGATTCAAACTTCCGAAGGTGTTATTTTTAACTCTAACGGAGGATTGCAAAACAGGCTCATTTCCCTGAATAGTGGATTTATAAATGACCAAGGCGGCAATCGACCTTTGGTGTTCAATATAGCCAGCGGCATCAATGCGACTGCTGATTTTTTGGCAGATTGCGTGGTAATTGGCAGGTGCGAACTCACAAAAAATGGGTCTGGGAAACTGTTATTTAGCGGGGGTCTGCTCGGAACTTTTGGTGATGGTGTTACAAATATTAGGATAAATTCCGGCACTATGGAAATCGGTGGGGCATCTGCTTCGTTCCTAAACCAAAAAAGCGGAAGTCTATTCCTAAATAATGGCACTTTTATTTGGAACTCAACAGCCGCTAACCAAACTATTAGTAACGCCATCACAGGAACAGGTAACATAATAAAAAGAAACTCTGGCAATCTTATTTTTTCTGGCAATAACTCTTATACTGGATATACATCTATAGAAGCTGGAACGCTTCGGGCTATAAAAACAACTGGAGCATCAACAGCAACAGCCACATTCGGTACTGGTCTTTCAGTTTCGTTTAATGTTTCCCCCCCATCTGGAATAACAACCGATTTCCGTTTCTTCCAAGGAACAACAACTCAGTCTTACGCACCCGGAGTTATCTCCTTGTCAGGCGTTCCAGTTGATACCACAGCAACCTATACTTCTGCAACCTCAACCCTTTCTGTGATCGTCCCATGATAATTACTCCAAGCGCAAATGGCTGGTCATACGACGATTCTGTAGGCAAATGGAAATTGGCATATGAAGATAAAATTATTATTTTCTACGAGCAAACAGACCAATCAATAGCAACTGGAGGCACATTATTTGTAGGGACTCACGAAGAATGCGAAATACACATATCCCAACTGGGCTTACATTTACCAGAAACCGAGGAAACAGAATGAACGACAACGCAACATTTACAGGAATTATTGGGACAGCAACAAGTTTCACAGGGTTTATGGTTAGTATGATGCCTCACATTGAAACTGGATTGCGTGTTGGGGGATTGTTTGTTTCTCTTATTGCTGGAATTCTGACTGCGGTGTATATGTTCAATAAGATTCGTAAACAATGAAACCACAAAAAATAGCACTTGGAATGATTCTTTTAGCATTCGCCTGCCTCGCAATGGCATTCTTGACAGGATGCACAACACTTGGTATTTCGTTAGAGACACAATACGGCAGATTCACTTATGAACTGCCTGAACCAACAGGAACAAAGAAATGAAAATTGTAAATATCGTATTACAACGGCTCTCGGAGAATAGCACATGGCGCGGCTTAATCCTTGTAGCTACGGCACTTGGATTGAAGCTCGATCCAGAGCTTCAGAACGCTATTTTAGCGGCAGGGTTAGGCGTAATCGGATTAATTAATGTGATTCGTAAAGGGAAATGATTCCTACCTCTCGCCCACAGCAGAAAAAAGAAGTAACTTTAAAGTTGCTTATTAAAGCAGGAGTAAAAGACTCTGTGGCTTTAGTTGGCATTCGTGGTTACTATCTTGATTCTATGGGTGTCTCTGGGAAGAATGATCGAGGAATTTACGACGATGCGATTTTTTTAGTTTCGCCTGAAGCGTATGTTTCGTACAATGCGAATACCGATCCGACTGTCTATCGCAAAGGCATTGCATCGTTAGTGCCGGGGGTTCATATCTACAAAAAAGGCAAACATGGCATTTCAAAAGGGCCGGGGTATCCAGCTCTGCGTCCTGCCACAAAAGACGAAGCATTGCCTGTTTATCGCGATGGCGAGGGAATTTCGATTGGATACCATATAAACATCCATCGCGGAGGCAAATCTACCTCATCACTAGGTTGTCAGACGATTCCTGCATCCCAATACGATTCGTTCATTTCTTTGGTCTACGATCAAATGGATCGATTTTCACAAAAAACAATTCCGTATCTTTTAATTGAGGCTTAATTATGAGTTGCAACAACGATAACTACAACAACATTTGCCGTCAGGATATTCCATATCCACAAGTTTCTCCTGAAAGCGTTCCTTCTTTAATCTCTAATCTTGTTTATGCTCTTTATGGGGATATTACAAAAAGTGTAGTTAATGGAAGGGTGGTTTGGGATATTCCATGTGATCCTAATAATACAGCAGAAGTTGACGATATCCCTCGCGAAGAAGGTGAAGGATTGTTGTGTTATTTAATTCGCGTCTTTAATAATCAAATTAGTAATTTAAGTCCATTTTATAGAATCGGATTTGATGGAAATAATGGATCATCATTCACGCTTACTGGAGCAACAAATACATATAGTAGCGCATATTTAGTATATGTGGATGGAGTTGTTCAAGACCCAATTACTTATACAATTAGCTCAACATTGCCTCCTGTATTAACATTTACTGATGCTATTGTTCCAATTGGAAGTTACTTAACTGTTGTTCAATTGCAATTAAAGGGAGATACTGGCGCAACTGGTTTCGGAGCAACTGGATCAACAGGCGCAACTGGCGTTGGATCAACTGGTTCCACAGGTCTAGTTGGAGCCACTGGAATCGGAGCCACAGGAAGCACTGGAATTCAAGGTGCGACTGGCATCCAAGGTATCCAAGGAGCCACAGGCTTGCAAGGTTCTACTGGAACCGGAGCCACTGGCAGTACTGGTATTCAAGGCATCCAAGGTATCCAAGGTATCCAAGGTATCCAAGGAAGCACAGGTGCTACGGGAGTTCACGGAAGTACTGGAGCTACTGGCATTGGTGCAACTGGAGCCACAGGCTTAACTGGATCAACTGGGCCAAGTGGTGGGCCTACAGGAGCAACAGGAGTCCAAGGGGCAACTGGAGTTTTGCCGCCATCAAATGCAGGAAATGTATGGACATTCACTGGTGATGGAACTACTGCAAGTTGGACATTGACAGGCAATACATCTGGGAGTATTGTATCTGCAAATTATTTAGTAGTTATTGATGGAATTTTCCAAGCACCAGCAAATTTCACTATAAACAATGTATCTCCACGAACACTTTCAATATCAACTGTTCCATCTGGAAGTTCTCTTATAGTTGTATCTCTTTCAACCGCTTAAAAACAAAAATAGAAAAACAAAAATATGCCTATCACAAAAGCAACAGCAAATGTCGTAGATTTTGCATCTCCCAGTTCTCAAATTATAGCAGTTCCGGGAGACGATCTTCTTGCAAAATACGCTAAAGCTATAACTCTAACTCCACAAGGGAATGCTCTTTCCGCAACAAATAGAGCAACATTGATTATCTATCCCGGTGTTTACACATTATCAGCTCAATGGAATGTAACCGCTGAATTTGTTGATATACTTGGTATCGGTGATCAATTACAAAATCCAGCCGTTCTTTATACTGGATTTAATGTAAATGTTAGCGCAAATGATGTAAGGATTACAGGAATTGGAACAACAACTAATTCTTTGTATATTAGTGGTTCATTGCCTTTAAATGTATTTAAAAACTGCAAAGCACGCAAAGGTTCTTTTGCTGGAGCCTTTGGCGGCCCAGCATCTGGAACATATGTTGGATGCTTGGTTACTGGCGGGGTCGTTAGCGGAGCGTTTGGTATCGGCAATGTTGCTGATGGAACATTTATTAACTGCAAAGCAACTACGCCCGCATTTGCTGGAGGAGACAACAATAACACATCGCAAGTTGCTTCTGGGGTATTTGATAATTGCGAATCACTAGGCGGGTTTGGGGCTTATGGTGGGTTTACTGGGACAGCAAGGAATTGCAAGGGAGGTAGCAATTCTTTTGCTTCAACCCCAACAAGCCCTTCAACAATACTTTCTGGAACCTGTATAAATTGCGAAGGTGGGATTGGTTCATTCGGTAATGGTGGTTTGTATGGTCAACCAAGAATAAGCGGATCATTGTATTATTGCCGTATAACTCCCGGTGGTGGGGCATTTGCAACAGTTACTGGAACTGGAATTACAAGATTGTGTATTGATGGGAATAACACGGAAAATAACCAAGGATAATTATGAAAACTTTCTTCAAAACAAAAGAATCAAATTGGACTGAAATTACAGGAAATGATGTAACTCAAGAAGACATTAATACTGTTGAGCAAATACTATCTGAAAATATTCCATCTAATGCAGATTTAATCTCTGCAAACATTACAATCCCAAAAGTAACTGGGATTATTAATTATCGTGTTGATGGCGAGCATTTGCAGTCAAGATTTTAAAATCCTTGACTATTGGTTGGATCAATAACAACAAACATATCAATAATACCAATAGGTTTACAATTTATTATGAGAGGATTAAGCACAAATACAAACACAGTTGGAGCTATGCTTGATTATTATAGATTAAAATTAAACTCACAAACTCCATTTTACTATTAATTTATGCCACTAAAAAAAGCAACCCAAGCAGTAATTAGCCCAAATATCTGCACTACAGATACAACGCAGACAATTACTGGAACTAAAACATTTGCTAATGCAAATATTACTGGAAACTTAACTGGGAATGCAGGGACGGCAACAACTTTACAAACGGCTAGAACAATTGCTACTTCTGGTGCGGTTACTGGAACCGCTACATTATTTAAAGGTGATACTAATATTACAATTCCAACAACAATTACTTCTGGAGCAACAATTGATTCTCCAGTTTTCTCTGGAACTGCTTCAGGAGAATTAACAACTAAAGTTATTAAAGGAGTCACAGATGGTGTATTTGCGATGCCGGGTTTTTTAGGTCAAACATTACAAGCAACCACATCGCCAGCAACTACAATTGCTTCTGGAACAACAGTAAATGCGCTTTCACTTGGACTTACTACTGGTCAATGGGCAGTATCTGGAAGCGCAACATTTAATTTTATTGTTACACCAAGCACAAATAATGGAGTGATAATATCAACTTCAACAATTGGAGTAGGCATTAACGATAATAATGTCACTCCGACATTGCAATCGGATCGGAATCAGATTCTTTTATTATCTAAGTACTTTACATCATCTGGTGTAGAAACATCGTTGGCATATTCTCCAGCATTTGAATTATTTACTCCACAAGTTCGATTTAATATAACAGGAACTGGGACAGTAACAGTTTTTCTTGCAATAAAAGCACCGACATACACCCAAGGAATAATTCAATATATCGCTAACCTTCGCGCAACAAGGATTCTTTAATTTATGCCATATACTAAACAAAAAGCAGAATTGCCAGAAGGTTTTATTGATCTTGGAGAAGAGATTCCTTCTATGGGAGGAACATCAATTGAAATCGAAATGCCAAAAGAAGAGTATCATTACCCTTCTCTTTATTTTGACAATGCAGAAGAATTAAGTAAGTTGCCAAAAGAAGGAACTGCTGTTATCCATTTTAAAAAAGTCATGGAGAAGAAAGAAACCATGATGCGTGATGGCAAAGAGACAAAACGGCATTGTGTCGAATTACAAATTTGCGGCATTAAACCAAGTTCAGTTTCTGAATCCGAAATGGAATCCGAAGACTACGATGACGAAGACGAAATTGAAAATGGCTTAAACGAAGCTGAAGATGAAGATTAATTTATGAAAAACCCTAACTCGCCCATGCCTGAAGAGGCTATGACTGACGAAATGTCCGCAATGCCTTCCGCGCCTTCTGGTGGCGGCGAGGTAATGATGAGCATACCTAAAACCACCTTCGACCAGTTACACGGCATCGTGGTGCAATTGGCAGAGGCTATTGACGCACTTGCTGTGAATGTCGAGCAACAGGCGGCAGGAGGTGGCGAGATGATGCCTCCTGAAACGCCAGAAGGCGAAATGGAAGATGCCGATCTTGCCGCATTTGCCGAGGAACTTTCCCGTGGTGCTGTATAAGCCATGTTCGTATCGCAAATTTTCGAGGAATGCGCGGAAATTTTAGGCACGACAGACCAGACTAAAATTTTTCGTAAGATCAGTCAGGCAGTCCAGACTTTAATGGAGTCTGGACATTGGATGCATTCGACTGCGGAAGTCGATGTCTGCACAGGGTGGGATGGTTGCTCTATTGCGTTGCCTCGCGGCGTCTCTGTGCCATTAGCGGTTAATGTAGACGGCAGTCCTACATACTTCCGTAATCGTCTTTTCCAGTATCATGTGAATAAAGGTGGCAAGTATAACCCTGTCGAATGGGCATGGGACGACCGAGGTTATGTTGCTACCTTAATGGAGATCATCCAGCCTTCCGAGTTAATTGCGATTGCCGAATCTAGCAACGATGTCGGCAAAGTTCTTCGTATTATTGGAACTGACAATTTAAACCGAGATATTCGCAGTCAACTTCCAGACGGCACGGGTGTAGATGGATTACTTGTCCCCATCAATAGCATCTCTGACTTTCCTTACGGAACTATCGTCCCATCTGACTCTAAAGTTAATACACGCGAAGTCTCGATTTCGCCAATCCAGAACTTTAAATCTACTACTGCCCATCAGTTAAATTCTGGGCAGGGAATGTCGGTCACGCCAATTCCAATTTCTGGGACTATCCCCATTCCTTTGTCTAGTGGAAAAACATATTACATTGGCGTTGTTGATGCTCTCACCATCAAGATTTACAACGACTCATTAAACGCTCAAGTAGGAGATTACCCTATTTCATTGCAATCAATTGTCGGTGCTGATCCACTTGAATTTCTTGATCAAAGGGCAAGCCGTGTTGTTACTGCATTACGATTTGCAACCGATCCAACGATTGGCATTAGTAGTGCCAATCCCATTGTATTCCCTGCTGGACAGACATTGCCTGCTCCTTTGAAATCAGGAACAACTTACTTTGGCAATCTTTTAGATTCTACGAATCTTCAGATTTTCGAGACTGAAGAGAACGCTCAAAATAATTACAATGAGGTATACACAACTGGATCGACATCTCCTATCAATGTTGATATTCGTAAAGAGATTTTTCCTGAAACAAAGTTAACATTTACAGTTCCCCACTTGTTTGTTGATGGAGATCAAGTCGAGGCATTCACATCTGGTGGCGTATTACCTCGTCCATTGATTAGTAACAAGAATTACTTTGTAAATATTATTGATTCAACCTCGGTAACACTTCACGAAAATCAAGCAGACGCAGTTTCATCAACTGGAACATTCTTTGTAAATCCGATTGTGCTTTTAACGCCCGGTAGCGGTGTGTTTTCTTTAGTGAAATTAATTCCTGCTACGGCAAGCGTAGGAAAAAACAACCAGATTTCTGCTCCGGGTCTGTCTATACCAGCACCATTAGGAGCAGGAGCGCAATTTGCGGCAGTACCAGTTGGTTCTGTAACCTCTGTTCGCGTATCTGCTGGCGGTTCTGGATATACTACCGAACCAATTGTAACTTTTAGTGATCCACCAACTCCTCCTGCTGGTCAGCAATCTCGTGTTGCAAAAGGATATGCAATTAGAAATTCTATAACTAATACAATTTCTGAAGTTATTATTACTGATTCTGGTCTTGGATATTCGTCTACTCCAACAGTAACAATTGACCCTCCTACAACTACAAATTTTACTGTTACTGGAATTATTACAAATCCAAGCACTTTAATTGCAACAGCAACAACTGCTGTTGCTCATGGATTTGCTAATGGAAATCAAATTTTAATTTCTAATGCATCTCCAAATGATTATAATGGCACAAAAACAATATCGAATGTATCTACTAATACATTTACTTATGTTGTTGGTTCAGCTTTAGCAGATGCTACTGGTAATATTACTGCCGCTAAAGTTGCATCAGGTAACCAAGCTACTGCTACTGCTAGCATTACTACATCATTTATTTCAAAATTTACTTTAATCTCTGGTGGTTCTGGATATATCGAAGCACCACAAGTTAAAATTGAAGGTGGTGGTGGAACTGGAGCCACAGCAAAAGCAAATGTATCTGGTGGACAAGTAACTTCGATTGATATTATCACTCAAGGAACTGGCTATACATCCCCACCTAGTGTAACGCTTTCTCCTTCGACTGGAGTATTCGTTGAATTTCAAAGCACAGGAACATTGCCGCAACCTTTAGTTGCAGGAACTGTGTATCGCGCAGAAAATCCTACTGCTGGTAATACTTTTACAATTAAAAATACTGACTATTCTGATGTAGATATCAAATCTTCTGGATCAGGAACATTGTATGTAGTTCTTTCTAGGTCTTTTGGAGTTTCGTTTACTGGCAATTGGCGTGGTGATTATGCATCTCTAGGTCAAACCCAAGGTTTTTACTTTGGAACTGATTTTCTTCTTCCAACAACTGCTCCATCAATTGATAATGGTGTAACTGAATTCTGGTTACGCAAAGATACTGATGAGTCTGGACGAGTTTATACTTCTGAAGCAAATGCAATTGCTGGAGGAACTACTGGTCAAGTTGTAACGACTGCATTTGGAACAGGTCAAACATATTTCGGAATTCGCTTCTCTGTTACTCCTAGCGTTTATGATAATTTAATTGAGCCAGATAACATTCAATTTATTGGAGATGATGAGATAGTTAATTTTAGCACATCTGGCACATTGCCATCTCTGTTGGTTGCTGGAACTAATTATACTGTAAAGCTATTTGGTAATCGTGTAAAAGTATACTCTGGGGGTGTGTTGGTTCCGATTGCAACGCCGGGGACTGGTCGATTGACACTTGACATTCGCAGAGTAATGACAGTTCAGCCTTCGACCAGCATCTATGCGCCTGCTTGCTTGTATGAAACTGGCGATTCCGTAACTGTTCGTGCAACTGAAAACGATGTGTTACCAAGTGGTCTTGTTGCAGGAACTACATACTATGTTCGCAAAATTAAAAGCGATGAATTTGAGCTTTATGATACTCTAAATAACGCTAGAAACTTATCTTCGACTGCTGGTCGAGTTGAATATTTAACGACTGGAAATAAAACCACCTCTACTTTCTTTGTAGATAATGTTCAGGGTCCAGTTCTAGTTAAGAGTATCGCACATATTGAAAAACCAGTAACAGATGGATATGTAAGTCTTTATGCATGGGATTACGGGCGCAGTAATGATTTGACTCTGATTGGTCAATATCATCCAACCGAAATTAACCCTAGTTACAGACGAGTTCGCATTGGCAAGAAATGTGCTTGGGCGCGAATTATTTATCGTGTCTCGCCTCCAACTGTGACTTCCAAGCAAGATTATATTCCAATTGAACATGATCGAGCGATAATTACTGCTGTTCACGCTTGCGACTTGGAAGATAAAGACTTTGCCGAGCAAGCTACTCGTTACTGGGGTGTAGCATTTAATTACTTGAAGAACCAGCAAGAGCATCTGGATGGTCACTCATTCCAACCTCCGCAAATCCAAAATCTTGTTTATGCTGACGGACACGATCCCGTGATGACATGAAAAGTGATAACATCACATCGGGTAGACTTCAAAAGATCACCACAGGATGGACGCAGGGAGTCAATTCTGTTCGTAATCCTTGGGCATTGCCAGAGAACCAATTCAAATGGGGAACTAACCTTTCTATTCGCGGTG